TCCCGGGGCCCAACATTCCGCAGGTGGACCTCACCCTGGTGGGCCCGATCTACGTGAGCGTGGACGGCAGGGTCAAGATCGGCGCCGAGCTGGATGAGGCGCACGGGTTCAAGAGAGAGGTACTTGACCAGCTCGTCCAGGGTGGACCCGATGAGTGAAAGCGGAGCACCCTACACCCCGCCACTGACAATCGGCCCTCGCGTCGGGCCATCGTGGGCGGTCTACTTTCGGGGGTTCGAGTCCCTGATCAGGGCCGCTGGGCTACGGCTGGAGCCGTGGCAGAGACACGTTCTGTTTCAACTGATCAGACTAGAGAGGGCACCCCGTTGAGTGATCAAGAGCAGGCCTACCGATCCACCCAGATTGGTGAATGGCCCGTGTACGGAGATCAAGAGGCCAGCACAATCCAGGCAATGGCGGCCGCCGAGCCCCACCCTGACTACCGGCCAGAGGACCAGATCCCAGACTGCCCACGGTGTGGCCAGGAGCCTGCTGGTCCAGGCGGGACGTTCGGCCCGGTGTGCCACCACGAGATCCAGACCAAGGCGCGCACCCTGGGTATCACCCGCCTGCGCGAGACGAACCAGCTCCAGCTCGGCCAGGCCGCCATGGCATACGCGATCGCAGGCATTCCCGTGCACCCGCTGAGGCGTCGGAGCAAGGTCCCAGCCACAACTGAGGGAGTAAAGGATGCAACCACTGACCTGGGCACCATCCGCGGGTGGTGGGGCATGCAACCGGGCTTCAATATCGGGCTCGCGTGTGGCGCTGTCTTCGATGCGCTGGACGTGGACGTCAAGGGCGAGGCACCAGGCGCGGAGTCTCTGCGACGGATTAAGGCGCTGGGCTATGTCAGTGGCGCGTTCGCTGTCCAGAGCACTCCGACGGGTGGCAAGCACCTCCTTTTCGCCCCGGGTGGCGGCGGCAACCATGCCAGCGCTCGGACGGGCCTGGACTTCCGCGGCCGCGGCGGGTACATCGTGGGCGCCCCGAGCATCGTGGAGGCTGGCCCGTACACGTGGGATTTCACCCTGGGCAACAGATACGGCGCTACGTTCGATTGGGATGGTGCGCTGGCCTACCTGGACCCCGAGCGGTACGGGACCAGGCCCGAGCCGGCCCCCCAGGCCAAGCGCCCAGGAGACGGCCAGGCCGATCTCGACGGACTAGTTAGGTTCGTGGCGGCCGCCAGCAAGGGCGAGCGGAACCACTCACTGTTCTGGGCGGCATCCCGGGCGCACGAGAAGGGCCTGGACCTCACACCGATCCACGCGGCCGCTAAGTCCATCGGGCTCAGCGATCGCGAGATAACCCAGACGATCAAGAGCGCGGCCCGTGCCCGCCCAAGAGTCTGAGGGGCCTGAGTCCGTCGCATGGACACACTCGGCCCTGAAGACCTCCAGCCCGGCGACGAGATCCCCGAGCATGGACCGCTATTTGAGAGACTGAAACGGCGGCTGATGAACGTGGAGGCCCTCCGGGGTCTCCCGCCACCAGAACCGCTCATAGAGAACTTTCTGCTACGCAACAGCCTGGCCTGGCTCGGGGGCAGGCCAGGCAGCGGGAAGTCCTTTCTAGCCGTAGACCTGGCCTGCTGTGTCAGCTCGGGCAGGCCCTGGCGGGGTAACCCGGTCACCCAGGGCCGCGTCCTGTACCTGGCAGCGGAGGGCGCCTACGGGCTCGCACCGCGGATTGACGCCTGGATCAATCACACAGGCCAGGAGCCCGGGCCGCTGGTGATCTTGCCCGAGAGCGTCCAGCTCCACGAGCGTGAGGGCCTGGAGGCCATGCGCCGTATCCTGTTCGAGGCGAAGCCCTCACTGCTGGTCATAGACACCCAGGCGCGCGTCACAGCGGGCCTGGAGGAGAACAGCAGCAAAGACATGGGGATGTTCGTGGACGCGCTGGAGCGGCTCCGTGTGGCCTGCGGGGCCTGCATTCTGGTGGTCCACCATGAGGCTCGTGGCGCTGAGAATCTCCGGGGCTCCACTGCCCTGGAGGGCGCCGCCAGCACCGTGCTACGCACCGAGAAGGACCCAGGGGCCACGCTGGTGAAGATCCAGACCAAGAAACAGAAGGACATGATTGAGCAGGACCCGATCATGCTGGACCTGATCAGCTATCGGGAGAGCGCAGTCCTCCAGAGCATCACCACGGACAGCGTGGGAGGGCCTCTCAGCACACTCCAGCGCGAGTGCCTAGACATCCTGGGCGACCATCCCAGCCCGCTGTCTGTCAGCGCCCTGGGTGAGCGGATGGGCATCCAGCAGAACCAGCGGAGCGGGCTGTGGAAGGCCCTGGGCCAGCTCGATCGCCGCAAGCTCGTGATCCGCATTGACACACCCTGGGGCACCCGCACCCGCACTGAGTGGACCATCCCGCGAGAGCCCGAACCAGAGCCCGATCCAGACCCAAACCCTGAACCACCACCTGAGGATGGACCAGCAGAGGAGCCGCCCGCGCCCCAGATTCCTCTGTATCCTCCGCTTCATTTGGTCGAGGAAACAGAGGAGCCCGAAACCGATGCTGACTAGGGCAAACGTCTGTACACCACCCATGATCAACTCAAGAGCCAGCAGTAAGCCTCTGTCCACCTCTGTATACAGCTCAAACTTTTTCGGAGGATACAGAGAAACACCTAGTCAACAGTGCAATGATGAGCACTGTTTCCTCACTGTCCACCTCTGTGGAATCTGGCCCGGCCAGCTCTGTCCACTGTGCACTCCCCTATATGACGTAGTCATAGGGGAGCAGTGGAGCAGGCAGAGAGACAGCGAGACAGCCCAAACCGAGCCACTCGGCTCACAACCCAGAGAGGGGCACATCACGTGTCTACCCCGCAGCAGTACCCCAACCCCGGCCAGCGGTTCATGACCAGCTCTCCGGCCAACCCACAGCCCTACAATCCGAACCTTGAGGGCCCGGACACCATCACCCAGGGCATAGGGCCCGGCGGCATGATCCCGCCAGGCCAGCCAAAGCCTCAGCGCGTCAAGGACAAGCGGTTTGGCTGGCTGGCGCTGATCATCACATTCGTGATCGGGTGCGCCATTGGCTTCGCGGTTGGAAGCCAGCCCGTTGAGCAAGAGTCAGGCGCGTTCACTCAGGGCACCGGGTATCACTCGCAGGAAGCCGAGCCCACAGCCCCGCCTGAGTCTGGCCACACTGACCCCGCTGACCCGGTGTCGCCTAAGCCTCAGGCCAAGGTGACGCGTGCGCAGAAGGAAGCCCTGGAGTCCGCTGAGTCCTACCTGGACAGCGGTCACTTCTCGAAGAAGGGCCTGCTGGACCAGCTCACCTCGAAATACGGCGAGGACTTCGACAAGGCAGACGCTCAGTGGGCTCTTGCCCACGTGGACGCTGACTACAAGGCTGAGGCGGTCGAGGCCGCTGAGTCCTACCTGGAGAGCGGTCACTTCTCAAAGCGCGAGCTACGTAGCCAGCTCACGTCCGAATATGGCGAGGGCTTCACTAAGGCTGAAGCTGATTACGCCGTGGCTCAGGTGTACTGAGTTGAGCCGATCGCTTGACGCTGGCGCCGCCGCTGGCTGCATGCTGGTGGCGGGTGCTGTCTGCTCGGCAGCGCTGGCCGTGACCCTGTTCGTCCTGCTAGTCAAGCTGGTCCTATGGGCGCCTGGCCTGGTGGTCCTGGTGGCCCTGGCCATAGTGCTTCACCTGGTACTGTCCGGACAGGGGTAGGCACCAGGGCTGGCCTGCATGTGGCCCGCATCCACGTTGTGGTGGGTGCGGGCCACTACCATGCGTGGATGGCTAGGGCTAAGCGTGACCAGCACACCACTGATGCGTTGATCATGATTGTTGGACTATCGCTTGTGTTAATCACAATTGTGCTGGTCTCACTAGGTCTCGATTGATCCGCGATTTTTTCCCAAAAGTTCCGAACCCCGACACCCCTACCTGGTGAATCCCCCTCCCCTGATCTTGGCCCCTCAGAAGCGGTCGAAAAACGTGAAGCGGCCGCGCTAGGCGCAAATACGTTGCGCGAGGTGGCACAATCTCGGCCATGACGTTGCAAGCTGACCCGATGCCGGACCAGGAGGTCCTATTCGACGCCAGCCCGCACGCACCGGCTCCCGCTGGAATCAAGGGCGTCACGGAGCCCAGGCTCTACACCCCGGAGCTTCGGCCGCTCACGTTCGCCACGACGGCCGGTTACGAGATCATCAAGTTTGCGAAGCACACCCTGGGTATCGAGCTGCTGCCCTGGCAGAAGTGGTGGCTCCTCCACGCGTTCGAGTACGCGGACCCTGGCGCCCGGGTGGTGGACCGCTCGCGGGTCTACCGATACCGCACGATCCTCACGCTGGTGGGCCGCCAGTCCGGCAAGACAACGCTGCTCAAGGTGGTGGCGCTGTGGTGCATGGTGAAGAAACCGGGCGCCATGGTGCTGGGCGCGGCTCAGTCAATGGACATCGCTCGCGAGGCCTGGTCTGGCGCGGTCGATATGGCCGAGACGAATTACAAGATCGCGAAACAGGTGGCCGCGGTGAAGCGCGGCAACACAGAAACCAGCCTCAAATTCCTCAACGGGTCCCGGTATCGGCTGACTGCTACCCGCCAGGGTGCTGGCCGTGGGCTCTCTGTGAAGCTCCTGATCCTGGACGAGATCCGGGAGCAGAAGGACTGGCAGGCGTGGAGTGCACTGTCCAAGACGACATTGGCCCAGGCGGATGGCCTCATTGTGGCGATCAGCAACGCTGGAGACGCCAGCAGTGTGGTCCTAAACCAGCTCCGGGAGTCCGCTCTGGCCGGGCTCGATCCGTCGATCGGGCTGATGGAGTACTCCGGCGCGGACGGTTGTGAGCTGGATGACTGGAGCCAGATAGCCCAGGCCAGCCCCGGGCTCGGATACACGGTCAGCGCTGAGGCGATCCTCACCAGCATGGGCACCGATCCGCCGCCAGTGTTCCGGACTGAGATCCTCTGCCAGTCCGTGGAGTCGCTCGATAGCCCGATCTCAGCTCAGGCGTGGAATGCGTGCGCTGACCCTGCCGGCTCCCGGGTGATGGAGGCTGATCGGAAGTACTTCTGTCTCGACGTCGCCCCGGAAGGTGAGCACGCCACCTTGGCGGCCGCCAGCGTCACTGATTCTGGTCGCACGCGGGTGGGCATCGTGGCTGGCTGGTCGGACCTGACGCGTATGCGCAATGATCTTCCTGGCCTCTTGGCCACGTACAAGCCCAAGACTCTCGGGTGGTTCCCGGGTGGTCCCGCGGCCGCGGTCATGGCTGACCTCTACCAGCTCCGCGCGCCCGGCCAGTGGACGACAAACCACGTGGGCAGCGCAAAGAAAATCGAGCTGAAATCAGCCGATATCCCGGCCGTGTGTCAGGGCCTGGCGGAACAGGTCCGCTCGCGGATGATCATCCACGGCAATGACCCGCTCCTCAACGCTCACGTTCTGGGCTCGCATCGGCTGCCCATGGGCGACGGCTGGCGCTTCAGCCGGAAGTTCGGAAACGCGGACGCGGCCTATGCGGCTGCTGGTGCTGTCCACCTCGCGAGAGTTGCGCGTCCGACCCAGCGGCTCAAATTAGTTGTGGCGCGCGGCGCGTAACGCAACATCATTGTGGGGAGAGCACGCTACTGTTCATCGCGTGTCGTTCTGGTGGCGGATAGCTGAGTGGCTTGGCTTTGAACGTCCCGACTCTCCGACCGCCCCCCGGTTCGAGATCGACGCGGGCTCGATCCCCGCTCAGATATTTGGCCTGGAGTCCTACCAAACGACCACGGGCCCGGCTCCCAAAGTGCCGCGCCGTGAGGCTATCCAGGTCCCGGCTGTCAAACGCGGCCGCGACCTGATAGCTGGCGAGGTGGGTGGAATTCCCTTCCGTCTCGTGGACACGGAGAACGTGGAGCACGTCAGCTCGCTACTCACCCAGCCCGAGCGGAACCGCGCCCGATCCATCACCATGACACGCCTGGTCGAGGATCTCCTGTTCGAGGGGATCGCCTACTGGTGGACCCGCGAGCGGGATTACAGGAATTACCCCGCCTATGTGTGGCGCGTGGACCCCGGCTCTCAGGTGGACGCTGAGGGCTACCTGCACGTGAATATGCCCAACGGCGATGAGGTCAAGGTCCCGCCCAAGGATTACATCCAGTTCGACTCGCCCACCGATGGCATCCTGGACGCTGGCGCTCGTGCGATCCGCACCTATCTGAAGCTCTCCGCGGCGGCCGATCGCTACGCGGACAGCCCACTCCCACAGGGCTACTTCACGCCTAAGCCTGAGGCTGACCCGGATGAGGATGACGTCCCGGAGTTCCTGGACGATTGGACCAAGGCTCGCCAGTCCCGCGCTGACGCCTATGTCCCGGGAGCCCTGGATTACAAGACACTCCAGTGGGACCCGGAAAAGCTCCAGCTTGACGCGGCCCGCTCGGCCGCCGTGGTGGAAATCGGCCGCGTGCTGGGTATCGACCCTGAGGACCTGGGCGTCAGCACCACTAGCCGGACCTACCAGAACAGCCAGGACCGGCGCATTTCCAAGATCAATGAATCAATCGGGATGTACGTCTCCGCGATCCAGGAGCGGCTCAGCATGCCTGATGTCACGCCGCGCGGCTATCGCATCCTCGCGGACTTTAACGGCTTCCTGAGGGCGGATGATCTTTCTCGCTTCCAGGTCTATCAGTTGGGAATCGCAATGGGGATCTACGACCGCAATGCCGTGGCCGAGCGCGAGGGGCTGCCCGCGCCCACGTTCGCGATGCCGCGCCCGGCTCTCCCTGCTGGTCAAGATCAAGAGTCAAGCAATGATGTTGCGGCGGAAGCCCCGAGCTCGCGCAATAACTTTGACGCCGGCTCACTTCTTATTGGCTTTGAGACCCCAGAATCACGCAACATCTTTGCGGTTGACCAGGCCGCGCGGACCATCACGGGCCTGGCTGTCCCGTACGGTGTGACCGCCCGCCGCAACGGCCGTACGTACCAGTTCTCTCAGGGGTCGCTCACCTGGGCCGAGCCCAGCCGCGTGAAGCTCCTGATCCAGCATGACCGCTCGCAGGCCGTGGGCCGCGGCGTGACGTTCGAGGATGGCCCTGACGGTCTCCGGGTGACGTTCAAGGTGGCCCGCACTCCAGAGGGCGATCGCGCCCTGGTGCTGGCTGAGGATGGCGTCTATGACGGGCTCTCTATCGGTCTCCTGGACGACGCCCAATTTTCCGAACGTTCCGGGGTCTGGCACTCCGGGCAAGGCAACATCCTGGCTGAGGTCTCCCTGACCCCATCGCCAGCGTTTGATTCAGCTCGCGTCTCTGCCGTGGTGGCTGAGGCTGACAACCAAGGAGAAATCATGGAACCGTGCGCTGTCTGCGGACACGTTCACACCGCTGGGCAGGCAGCCTGCACGCCCGCGCCGCAATTCGACATGGGTCAGTTCGCCCAGGCGTTCCAGGCGTACCTCGCGGCCAACCCGCAGGCACCCGCTGGAGCTGCTGGCCCTGAGGTGATCAACCCGGCTGAGGGCGCTACTGGCACCCCGGGTGTCACTCTTGAGGTCCACGAGCCGGAGCCGTACCGCTTCGATCGCGGCAACCTGGTGGCCGGGACTCACGACTTTGCGGCTGATCTTCGCGCTGCCTCTCAGGGCGACGGCGCGGCCAGTGCCCGCGCGCTGGGCTTCATCCAGGAGCACGTGTTTACCGCTCCCATCACCAGCGTGCCGGACGGTCCCGTGCGCACGACCGCCGATGATCAAGGCGAGCAATTCGCGATCATCCCGGTTGCCAACGTGGCCGCGCTGAATCCCAACGTCCAGCGGCCGGACCTCTACGTCACTCAGCGTGAATTCGCGTTCCCGCTGTGGACGGCGATCCAGAAGGAAACCCTGTCGGAGATCACGCCGATGGTTGTCCCGAAGTGGTCTGCCCATTCGGCTCTGGTCGCGGCTCACGTGGAGGACACTGAGCCCGCTGAGGGTCAGTTCACGGCGACTAGCGAGACGATCACCCCGGGCGCTGTGTCCGGCAAGGTGCGTATCTCTCGCGAGCTATGGGATCAGGGTGGCGCTCAGGCGTCTTCGCTGATCTGGCAGAAGATGGTCTACGAGTACAACAAGGCCCTGGAGGCCATCGCGTGGACTGAGCTTGAGGCTGAGTCTCCTGGTGCGACCATCACGCTTCCGACGAACGCGGGCACCTGGCCAGCCACCTACACCCAGGCTCAGGACTACCCGGTCTCGGCCGCGTTTG